TGGGATTAGCACTTGCTGCTGACCTAGCCCCTGAGTATGCAATTCTAATCGGTGCCTTGGCTGCCCCTGCTGCTAAATGGGCTGATAAGACCGAAAAAGAGTACGGTCTAGGCTCTAATTAAATACCTCTAAAAAGGCTTTAAAGGCCCATTAGAGACAAGAAGAACCCCCCGACTAGTAGTTATACTAGAAACGGGGGGTCTTTTTTGTTTTCTAGATAGTTCCCCTGCTACCTAGCCAACTCTTGTACCACTTGGAGGATTTTATCTGGTCGTATCAGATAACCCTTTGACGGATTAGGTTCTATATTACAGGTAATAGGGTGTCCATACAAAGTAATGGCACGCCGTAAATGTTCTAATGGAACTATTAATACAGTTCCTTCTAATACAAATGCCCAGTACTCAGCCTTAGTTGTAGAGATACCAGATGGGTACCACTCACTATTGTTGTGTGACCAACACACAGTTTCTATATATAAGTTACCAGTGTTCTTCCACTTAAGGTCTGTCTTAACCTCAATAGTTTTACCATTAGTTAATAGTTGATTAACTAGCGACTCGCCATCGTGCCCAACTGACAAGTCTAAATCAAAATCAGATAGTTTGCTCATAAGTTACATCATCAAATACAGAGGCTGGAACAACTGTCTTACCAATTATTCCGTGTTCACTTCTGTATCTATTCCTTTCCTCCATAGTAGTTCCTGCCCACAATCCGTGGACTAGATTGTCAATTGCGTAATTAAAACACTCGACTTGTACTGGGCAAGTCTTGCACATTTTCTTAACATAATCAAGGTGTGCAAAGTTACCACGTTCTTCAGTAAAAAATATTTCTACATCAATACCAGCACACGCTGGTGTTTGACTAAATCTCATTATCCTCCTGTTGAATAGAAGCCACTTCCCTTGAAGTGCACTGGTGTGGAAGACCATATACGAATCATTAAGTTTCCGCAAGAGGTACAAAATGGTGCAGCAGGTTCATTTGTTTCTAGTACCACTGTGCATACTTTACATTCAAAATCATAGAAAGGCATTAGTCACAATCCATTCCGTGGTCGTCTATTGGTGTAGGTAAAGTAACCAGAGAACCACAATCTACACACTCACCATCTAAAAAGTAAAAGCAAATCTCTCCCATTTCAAAGGCTACTATAGCAGTAAATAATTCTGAACCACATACACATATATCCCCAATGGGATGGCCTCGTAAATCCATAGCCTTGCTATAATCTTTCTTAAATAAATCTTTTATTTCTTTAGGATTCTGGTCGTTCATTATTATCCTCTGGTTTATTTTCTATTACATCTATATCATTATATGTACGCCAACCACCTAATATTCTTACTAAAGAATTAACTGCACGTTCAACTCGTTTCCTTGCACCATCTGCAGAAGTATTTAATTCTTTGGCTAAGTCGCTCCACTCGTAGTTATCTGCAGTAAAACGTAATCTTAAAATATTTTGTTTAGCCTCTGCTAACTGATTGAATGCTTTTTCTATATCTGACCGTAAGACTAGCCAATTATTTCCATCTGTAACTTCGCCTTTACCAAACTTAAAGTTAAGGTCTTTAATTTTATTAGGCAGTTCATAATTATCTGCAATAATAGATGGCAAAAACGCCTCAATAACTGAAGCGTCATAATAATAAAGGTCGGCTAGTTCATAGCCAACCTTGGTAGATTTTTCTTTTTCACAATGTTTAAGTGCTGCATTTCGCAATGATTTAGCAATTAGTTTTTCTTTATCTTTGACTGGTAACTTAGACCATTCTGTATATTTAACTGGATGAGTAACAAACCACATCCATAATGTTTGTCTAATATCCGCAGGTTCAACCATAGGATACTTTTTAAAATACTCGGAGGCAAGGGAAGATACAAGCAACTCATATTCTTGTATCCACGCCTCGTTCACTTTTTAATCAGCACCTTCCCATTGTCCTCTTTGTACCAATAGTCCGATTATAGCGTAGTTAGCCAGGTCTATAAGGGTATCTTCTATACTTTCATAGTTCGGTGTGTTTCCTTTATCTACTAGGTTATTTAGTCTTGCTAACTTGTCGTGCATCCTAACTCGTAGTCCATTCATAGCCCCGCCTGGAGCGTGGGCTATATTTAATGGGCCATAATCTTCTTGCTTTTTAAGTAAGATTTTTTTTAATTCTTTTATAATAGTATCTACATCACTTGGATTCTTCATCTAGTATCTCCTTAATACTGGTATCAAATTGTTCCATTGCTGATAGTACTTGTATTTCATCTGTAAATTGTTGACCTTCACCTATGCTACTAGCATATATAACTGTGGCTAGTAATGTAAGCATTCGCTTTGCACTATCTGGTTCTTTATTTATAGTTAAATAGATATCTCGTAATGCATTAAGTATATCTAGTCCTTGGCCATCAGAAATTGCCATACCAACCATACGTTTATTTTGTCCTACAAAATCCCAGAAGTCTTCATCATTCTCCCAAGCATCTTCTAATTCGCTCATCTAACCACTCCTTTCCTTCTTGTACTATAATGCTATTAACATCGTGGCCTTCTGGCATTTGTAATAAATTAACATTAGGTAGTTCTCTACTTAATTTTTTACCAAACTCAAGTCCTGCATTATCTCCATCTGCTAATACAATTACTGTTTCAAAATCATCTAATATCTTTCCATAGTATGGTTTCCAGTTATTTACTCCTGGAATACCAATAGATGGATGATTAGTTTTGGCTGATAGTACTACTGTATCTAACTCACCTTCTGTTACACATATGTAGTTGCCTGCTGTTAGTACTGCCTGTGCATTAAACATTGTAGTCTTAGCCCCAGGCACACCCATATATTTAGGTTCATCTGGATGGTTGTTAACACTTCTAAATCTTATATCAACTACACCTGATGGTGTAATGTATGGGATTGCTAACCTACCTTTATAACTCTCGTGACCTGGAAGAGCGTCTTTCACTATCCCCAGATGAAACTTTTTCGCTTCGTCTACCGAGAGATGACGGGTTGAAAGATATTCCTCTGCTAGATGAATGTGTTTTGCGTACTCCTCCGCTGCTTGAAAGAGATATATTCTCTGCGAATTTGATAGCCTCACTATATTTACCTCCTTCTTTGTACATTATTAAATCGTATACATCGCCTTTAACTTCACAACCAAAACATTTAAATCTATTTTCATCGTAGTTTATTGCTGCTGATGCGTGTTTGTCACCGTGAAATGGACATTTCATTTTGCGCCAACCACTGCCCACGGCTGGCAGGGTGGCGCCAACATACTCTAGGTAGTCAGCCACATTATGTTTGTCCATTAATCTTCCTTATTAGTTCTATCCAAAATTTTGCTGGCATAGTTGCATACCATTCTCCTACATCTCCTTTACCTAATCGTTTGTGTAGTACTACACCTGTCCAAGCATTATCATTTTTTATTTCTACTTCTAACTCTTTTATCCAGGCAGATAAATCTAATCGTTTATGATTCTTTACTTCTATAACTACACCATTAACTCCTGCTATATCTCCTTTATCTAGATGAGCACCTGCAATTCTACGCTCTGCATAAGGGAACCATTTCTTTAACCAATTAACTACATCTCGTTCAGCACTGGAACCCTTTGCTTTGCGTGGATTGCTCATCCCAACTCCTGTTGTTGTGGTAAGTACCGAATCATAACATCATCTAAATGCATAGACTCAGGATTAAATGATAGAGTAACATAATTATTACCTGTCTGGTCAGCCTTACCATAACGATTTTTAACTGGGGCTACGCACAAAAAGTTATCATCTCCCTGTTTCATCTGCCCAATAGTTAATACCATTGCTGGTATCTGATTAACTAGACCTTGAATAGATGACCGTGACTGGCAAGGATAACCTTCAAAGCCTTCCTTAGTATGGTGCAATACAAGTACTGCTGCGTTTGTATCTCTGGCTAGATACTTAAGTTCTTTCATTGCTGCTCGCATACCTTGGAACTCTTCGTGTCCGTCCATTGCTATGTCCATTAAGTTATCTACAACTATAAGTGTAGGGCTTCTACCCCAAACTGTTTCAAATGCAGACACCTCTTCATCTAAATCTTTTAATGTAGGTGTAGATTCAAATGACCAAAACAAATGGTTGTTTAGTAATAGTATTTCATTTGCTTTTTCTGGGTCTTTTTTTAATAAGTTTTCGGCCATTGCTTGACTCATATTACCTGCCATTGCAATTAAACGCATAGCCATAGTATGAGCATTAGTATCTGCGCTAAAGTAAAGTGTTGGCAGTTTAGTTCTGGCTGCAATTGCTAATGCAATTGATGACTTGCCTGCTCCTGGAGTGCCTGCTATTACTGTTACTTCTGCTCTGCGTAGTATGATTCCCGCTCTTTCAAATGCTTGAAAAGCAGGGGGCAATGGTTCGCCCCCCACTTCTGCTTTTTTAATTGAGCGTCTAAGTGTTTTCACTTAACCTGTTCTGGAACGAATGTGTTCCAGGCTGAATCTGTTGTCTTTAGATAAACATTCTTGCATTTATCAAAGGCACCTTTTGGTGCTGGGCAGAAATAACCGCGATACATAGAACCATCTTTACCTGTTCCTTGAATTGCTGTCATTTTTCCGTGTGGACAATTGCGTCCACCAAGCGTAGTAGTTGAGTTATCTAGTGGTGTGATACTTGCGCCTAGTGCTGATGCAACTTGTCCTACTGTCATAGGTGTTGGGATGGAACCACGAATTGCTTTCTCCAGTTCCATTGTTGCTGATGTAATTGCATCTAATCCTTGTGCAACTAAACCATCTAATTCTGTTCCGTTTTCTGCACGGACTGTTACTAGACTACCTGCTGCTGTCTTGATTGTGATGCTGATTGGTGCTTCTGAGTGAGACACTATTTGTTCTCCTGTTCGAACGGATAGGATAGACCTTTCTGGTCTCTCCACTTTCTTGCTTTCATTGCGAATTGTAAACCTTTAAAGCCTTCTTTAATATCTATCCACATTAATTTACAACTTCCTGTTCCTGCGGGTAAATGGATAATGATTGCTTTGTCTTTGTTTACTTCTCCCCAACTGCCACGGGTTGCCGTAGCCGCATCATACGGCAAGCCGTTGGCGTATATTGCCAACTGAATTGAGATATTATTTGGATGGTCTATGCGACCAGTCTTAATATCTGCAATAAATAACTCACCGTTATACTCAACAACTCTGTCTGGTGTGCCAGCAATCTTATACTTATCTAGCACACTAAACTGTTCAATGAACTGTTTGTTGAGAATTTTAGTTGTTTGTTCATAGGCTTTGATGTCAGGCAAATATTCTGGTGGTATTATACCTAACTCTTGTCCTAAATCTAATCGTTCTGCAAATGAATGTATGGCTGTACCTATGTTGGCTGCTTTGTTTGCGCCTGCTACTTGCATAGCATCTTCAATCAAAGAGTTAACTGCCATCTTATCTTCTTGTGCTGCGCTAATAGATAGTAATATGTCTGGCCTGGTAGTTAAACCTATTGCTGCCATACGCATCTTCCAGGCTACTAGTGCTGACGCATCATCTAATGAGTTAGCAATTGTAGTTGCTCTGGTATAGGCCACTGCTTTTCCACCTGATGGTGGAACTATTAATGGTCTACCATATCTATCTCTTTCTATTTCTACCTTTGCCATTACTCTCCTTTATGGGTTGCCCTGAGAAAGGAGATAGCCGAAATCAGGGCACCCAAGATTAGTATATCACATACTAGGCTTCAGGATGAACCGACTCTACTGAGATATCGTCTACCCATACATCACCATCTAAGGTAAAGTTAACATCAATACCATCTTTAATGATATCTTCTACTGCTTCAGTATTAGGGGCTTCTATACCTGTAACTGTAACTGCAATAGTTACTGTTGCTGACCAAGACTTAGTTAACTCTTCGCTGCCTATATTAACAAGCAGGCTATTAACATCATCTACTTCGGCTAGAATTTCACTGTTATCTACTTCATATCTAGCCTGAAAGAACTCTCGTACATCAAACCTAGCACTTTTTAACTTACGTTCTACTTGTGCTAGTTCTAGTTTAAAAGCATCTTTCTCTTCTATTAATCTGGTAAGTGATTCATTGGTAAAGGTATACTTAATATCTTTTACTTGGATAGATACTGTTGGTTCGGTACCATCTACTTCACTGTAATACATTGTCATACTATCTCCTATTCTTGTAGTAACCATGGTTCTAAGTGGTAGCCTTCCACAATGGCGTGGGCAGGCGCTGAACTCTGGCCACGCCAAAGAACTCCATTTGGTAGTTCTATCATTCTATTGTAACACTCTTCATTACACGCTTCAATAGCATATATGCAAGGTTGCACCATAGATACTGGAACCATTGGATAATGGTTGTGTCGTAGGTGTAGTTTAATTTGGTATTCTAAATCTTTATCAGAACTGGCTAGTTCTGTAGCAAAATTTCTACCCATTATTTCACCTTGATTGATGTCTGTGGATGAGTAGCACCTTCTGCTTTGTCGCAGTCATCACACCAATATCCATATAGTCCATTGGCAAACAATGATTCTGACACTACTCTTTTTTCTTTTCTACATACATTACATTCTTTAATCATTAGACACTTAGCAATTCTAATGCTCTGGTCTTGATGTTATCACTAGCACCTGAGATGGCACGCAATGCTAGGTTCTTACCTTTTGCATTGTAGTCAGCCCATTCTATAACTGCTTGCCACATACCAAACTCTGTGCCTCGTATGTTTTCCTGTGTAGGAGAAGCAGCATAGATATTGAATGCTGTTTCTCTGGCTTGGATAGCACGAGTATATTGTTTCTTTTCACCTGTAGATAGTAAGTCGTATCTAACTTCTTCTATCTTGGTAGGTAGTGGGAACACACGCTTGAAGTAATTCTTTGCGTGCTCGTGGCTAGCCTCTTTACTAAGTAATGTATCTGCTAGTGCTGTGTAATCAGTAGCCATATCATAACTTAGTTGAATGATATTTCTAATCTCTGATATAGATAACTGAGCGTTAGTTGTATGGCTCAACTGATAAGTATACTTGTTCTTGCCTTTGTATATCTTATTAATTTGATTCATACAAAACAAACGCTCAATGATTGGTCTGATGATTACTGAACTACTACCATCGTGGCTAGTTTTGGCCAGTAAGAATGCAGCGTGTGGGTCATTGGCGATAGTCATTTCCATTGGAGTTTCCATCAACATCCAGACTTTACCACCGCCATCATACTCACCTGCTGCTGCATATCTCATACCACCAGAATCAATTAAGTTATCTAGTGCTCCAAATATTTCAGCATTCTGAAATACTTTATAGCGATTACCAACTACACCAATTGCTGATGTCTCACCAAATGGTGTCGTTTTAATAACTGCTTTCTTGTTCTCTACTGGTATACGATTAACTGTATCGCTACCTGGAACTACATAGTTTGCTTCTATGTCGTGTAAAGATACTGACCAATCTAGTCCTGCTTGACTGGCTACCTCACTGGCTGATGTTGCTTCAACTGCAACACCTGCTTTATGCCAGGCTGCTTTCCTGGCTGTACCTATAATGGTATCACTTGTCATTTGTTGTATCTCCTTCTTCAATTTCGTAGATAGTATCTATTACTTTTGGATGTAATGTTTCTGCCATTTTTCTTAACTCAGATGGTGGCCACTCTGCAGCAAAGACTCGTTTTAATAATGTAGCCAATGGATAATCTGGTTTAAGTTGTAGTACTTCATCAAGGAATTGTGTTGCATATTCTTTTTGTTCTACTTGATATAAGTATCCACAAAATATTGTGGCTAATGGAATTGCTTTTTCTTTTTCAATTACATTACCAAGTAATGAGATGTACTCACCAACAAAATCCATTTCAGTTTCTAACTGGACACCCATTAGAAAGTCACGGATTTGTAGGTTCTCATTAGTAGCAATGGCTACCTCTGCTATGTGTTGGGCTGATGGTATAACTCCATCTGCTAACTCATCGATTGCTATACGGATATCCTCCACGATACGCACATTTACATCACGGTCACTTGGATTATATTTGCCTGCTTGATTAATCAACTCGGACTTTACTTCATTACGAAGTGTATCCATTACGTTGTTTTCTATCACTGTATCTCCTTTGGTTTTGAGGGCGCTGCGCCCCTTTTGGCGGGCGCCCGATTTCTTTAAAGGTATCTTGCTATCGAATTGTAAGTAGATGTTGACACCGTTTCTTCGTCAGTCATTTTAAGAATACGAATAGCATTCTCAATTTCTTCTTTCATATCATTGTATGTGGTTTGATGCATTGATTCAAACTCACGGCTTGGTTCTGTAGGGAAATCTTTTTCGTCAACTTTTAAATCAAAGTCAACATTAAGATTACCACTCCAAGCACGATAATTAGTGCGTAGATTTTCAGCCTTTGATATGTTAGCAATTGCAAATTTAGTAACCTGCTTTCTCCAAGTTTCCATTTGCTTTTGATATTTTGCTTCATTCTCATCTTGCTTTGCATAGTCAACTTTTATCTGGGCTAACTTAGTTTCTAATGCTTTGATTACCTTTGCTGTAGGTATCTTAACATTAAGAGTCCTGCCATTTCCTCTTGCCATATATCTCCTTTGTTTGTTGATTGTTTAATACCATCCGTTTGCTCGCCAATGTGCCCAAGCAATTGATGGTTTCTCGTAGCGGTGCTGGATATACGCCAGCCCACGCTCAATCTGAAGCGGGGCTGGTGTATTAGGGTCAAGTCCTAGTATCTGTGGAATTCCTGCTGCAGTAGACTCGTTGTTCACTGCCTTGTGATTCCAGGCTGATTCTTTTCCCCAAAGTTTAACTAATGCTATGTATTCAGACCTGTTCCAATGAGGGTAGTTCCATTTGATTAATCCCTTGGCGTATGCCTTGGCTACTCTTGGTGTCCAGATAGATGTGTCGATACAATTGGCTTCTAATTGTGTCGCTATTGCTACTGCGTATGCTGGACTGGGA